CGAGTAGTTTACTTCTAGTGTCCATACCTGAGACGGCTTAGGCCAGAGGTAAATCTTATTGGCCCAGACATACCAATACTGCGGATTACCTTGAGTTCCGGTATCCGCTCCCAGCTGTCCTCGAATCGTCTCAAAGTTCGACGGTTCCATAATCATACCGTCAACAAACACAGACTCCAGCTGGATGATATCCGTAGGAATATCGTATGTCTGTTGTCCTGCGACAGTATTTGCTGTACTGGTCGCCTGGATGATCGGATTTTTGTTGACGATTTCTGTCTGTGCCTGGTTAACCCACCGCGTAATATCCGAGTCGGTGATTTGGACACCAGATTCGTCACCAAATTGACGCTTCACAAACGCCATCACGTCTGCGAGCGTTCTTGAGGCGGTAGGTGTGGGCATCTTAGCCTCTGTATACCTTTCCGTTATGCCGGTAGGCGTGAAGTGGGGATTTCAGAAGTGACCTTCCGAACTCCCACTTCTCTGCGGCCTGATCCTCGATCTCTTTGTTTCTTAGATAGAGTGCAGCGGCTTGCTTTGCCTTGACTTCGTCGTAGACGGCATTTGGGTCACGTCGTTGAAGGTCGTTTTCGTAACACCAGACGAGGATACGCTCGTCAATTTCGTCTTCTCGCCAGTACGAGACGGGGTATCTCGTTCCATTTGGATCATTATAAATGAGCGCAAAAGGCTTCGTATCAGTTTCGTCTCGATCACTAGGCGGAATCCATCCGAGTTCGAGGTCAGGGTAAGATTCAGCGACAACCCTGGCGACCCTTTCGTGCTTTGAATTGATGAATCCGCCATAATCCTGATCGTAGTGATACGTCTGCCTCCAAAACTCATCGCTCATTCTCGATCCCTCCGCCTTGGAAACCATCCCAGAAGATTCTCAATAGGTAAGATTCCGACCATAACCATGCCGATTATTAACATAACAACTGTATTTGCCGATTCTGGGTCAACCAGCGCAAATACGATAATGGTAACCCCTAATACAAAAACTACTATACGTCTAACCCCTTCAAATAAATCCCAGAACCATCTGAATCTAGCCATCCCCCACCCCGTTAAGCTAGACTGGAACTCCACAAGAACGAGCAAAAGCTAGAATAGCGGGCCATTTAGAGTCCAACCTGGGATCACTAGAGTAGATAGCTGCAAAAGCTACCGAACCAGTCCAGAATGAAGCATTAGCTCCAACTAGGCCCATACAACCAACCTTGAAATAGCTAAGTACTTCTGCACCGGCAGCACCGACGACTGCGGCTGCGCTATTCACCTGTATCTCAGAAGCAGCACCGGCAAACTTAGCTACCGTCAAAGTAGGAGCAACCGCAGAAGACACGATAAGGGAGTCAAGAACAGTACCAGCACATGTGAACCAGTTACCATTAGATGATCTGATACCTACACCATCTGTCGCAGCAACGGAACCTCCAGTACCAAGTACTCCCCGTCCCCAAGTGTTACCGGACGAGATAGCAACAGCATAGTAAGTCTGTGCAGCATCAGTAACATCAACACTTAGGTAATTAGCAGTACCATTAAACACCAGAGAAGGCTTACCATTAAGAGTAAGGTCAGACTTCTTATATGTAGGTTGAGCTGCGCCACCAGTATTTGTTAGTGAACCACCACCGTAATTGAGCCACGACGCAATAGCCGTACCATCGGCAATAGCACCCATATCTGGATTACCGGCCCAGAATGCATGAAGCGGAGTTGGTCCAGCGTACACAGGATTATCTGATACGTAGATAGGTGGACCATGAGAAGTACTATTGTTAACCGCACCATCCCAAACCCATCCAGGTGAGTTACCGTCCGTATAAGCTAGCTCTTTACCAGTCGGGTTCTCACACAACATAGCTTTACGGAACTTTACATGGACACCGGTGCCAACTCCTGGGATATTTATAGCTATCGCAGTTACGTACGATGCAACCCCGTTACCGGTAAACTGTTGAGATACTCTAGTCCACTGGTTCGCAGGCAGAGCTTGCCCAGCTGCGTATCCGTTAGGTACTAGAGTCACAACTGTAGCCGGAGCATCTACCCATACTTCTACCGAACGTTGATAGTTAACTCCAACTTTAAGTACAGGATTCGCAACTAACAACCCCGTTACAGCCATAGAGACAGCTATATTTGCCGGAGCAGCAGCCTGCCTATCCGCACTAATTTCGCTACTAGCGTAAGTAACAACCCAATTACCCGCCGTACCTGCATATGTCCAACTTGACAAACTAGCAGGATATGGATTATTAATTAGATTGGTGATATTAGTGACAATACCACCTGACGAATCTGCGTACATCTTATCCGACAGGGACCCGCTACCAGCTATCACAGTGTTCATATTGTCAGCTAATGACAGCTTGGAGTCACCAAGGTAAGCAGCGTATTCCAGATCAGAAAGCGACTTCCCGCCGCCTAGGTATTTACTAAGCATATCAGCATAAGACAAACCAGGTCCGTACTGACCGACGAGAAAAGCAAATTGCTTGTCCCGCAATGAAAGAGGCGCAGACATGTTCTCTCCTATGACGATATGCCCTTGGGGCCAGTCCTGTCGAGCATGACAGAACTGACCCCATTTCCCGGGGAAAGATTAGGACTCGGTGATATCCTTCATCACCCAGTGGGCATTTCGTCGACCGGTACCGAGTTCGAGGTACGAGAACATTTCAGCCGCGTAGGCGTCCTTGATTGTTCCCGGAACAGAGCCCGGAACCCGATCCCACATACTTCCGTCCATATCCATCCAGTCCCAATCCGCATCGCGGTAGAGACGAATTTCGCTCTCATCAAGCCCGTAGACGGTGTTGTACGGGGCGTCGATATCCGCCACCATTGGGACTTCGCCCTGATCGGTGGTGAATGTCAGACCGGAATATCCACCTGCAAATTCCTTGACGTTCGAGAAACGCCGCGCCTGAACCAACAGGTTCCAGTACGCGCGCTGAACGCCCAGAGAGGAAAGCAGGAGAGAAGTCTTGCCACCATTTGTCCGGACCGCATGGGTATTCCGGATCATAGCAGACTCTGACAGGGCGCGGTTCGTGCCTGCGTTTGAATCCACAACACTCTTCCAAATCGGATAGGTGTTGGGATCGACTCCGTACAAAGTACCGGAGTTATTCACGATGGCAGCCAGGCCGGTAATTTCACGGTTGGCTGAACCGGTACGAACAAACACGTCACCCGCCGCCAAAGTAACAGACGGGGCATAGGTGATCGTATTTGCCGCAGTGTCGACTGCGGTAATCAGAACCCCGGTAGCCTTTGGCGCACCGTCCGCAGCCAGAGTAGCCGGAACATAAACATCCACGATTTCCTGAACCTGGAAATTCTGAATGCCTCGGGTAATCGTCGCGGTAGTAGCCGCACCAACAGTACTGGTAGCACCAATCGCACCGGTGCCGTCTCCGTACATCTGACGGTTCAAATCCTTGGCGACGTCATTCTTGACGCCCTGCATTTCCAGATCGAGCGCAGAAATGAACGCCTGGAAATCCTTGTCGATCAGCCGAATTGCCTGACCGGTAAGCTGAACAGAAGCATATCCGTACTTGAGACGGACCTGAACCGGAGCGGTTCCCTGGTTACCAGCGGTCGGAAGATTTTCACCTTCGCGTCGGAAACCGAGACCATTGTTCCGGTAAACCTTGATCGGGAAAGTGACGTACTTTCCACCGACAGTGGTGGTAATCGTCGAGCCGTTCCCATTCCGCTCAATACGCTTGAGCAGAACGACTTCCTCGTTGAACTGTGCTCGAAGCTTACCTTCGTAAACTTCCTTCGTTACTGCGGTCAGAGTCGAAAGACTCGTGGGCATTTCTAGCCTCCGGCGGCATTATGAGCATCCAGTAGTTGCTTGAAGTATGCCTTTCGCTCCGACTCGTTCATATCCTTCGGGTCTTTCTGCGGAGTATTTGCCGCAGGCTGACCACCAGGAGCTAGAACATTCGGAGCAGATCGCTGCTGCGATACGTTGGCATACATTCTCTGGAAAAACGCCTTCTGATCTTCAAACGCCCGCTGAGCACTGAGTTCTTCGCCCCTTTGGACCTGGACCAACATACGTTGCAGAAGATCGTGCTCATCAACCGCATTTCCGAACTGCTGTTTAAGCTGTCCGACTGCCGTGTTGATTTCTGATTCGTATGTCTCAACTTGTTTGTTGTAAGCCTGTTCCTGAAGCTGCTGCTCAAATGCTTGTTGGCGATCGTCGATTTCCTTCTGGCGTCTTGCCAGTTCTGCATATCGGGGATCTTCCTCTTCCAAATTAACAGCATTTGGATCGGGAACATTTCCGTTTGCAGATTGGTCGTCTTTAAGTAAACCCAGCTGTCGTACGTGCTCATTGAGAGCGTTATACACTGCCAGTGGGTCTTGTTGGAGTCGGCCTACCAGGCCCAAACCATACTGGATAGCCTCAGGATCGACCGTTAAGTACGGCTCGTAAGGGCTGTACTTTTCCTTTAGCTCCCGTAATTCGGTTTCCCTCTGACGATAGTTGTCGTCCCACTGCCGAAGATGCGGACGTGCCCGATTTGCAAATACCTCAGGCATTCCCTCTAGGACAGGATTCCAAGCGGGATTATCTGCCTGTTGGTTTGTTACCGGGCTTTCGGCAGAAGTGTCCGTACTTGTTGAACCGACAGGTTCGGCACTGTTACCAGTGTCAAATCCACCATCTGGTGCACTCAAAGGAATTCCTTACTGGATACCCTGTACCTTCCGGCCCTGGGGTTGAAATTGGCTAAGTCAGTGAAGCGGTACCTCGACGACTGGTACGCAGATAGAACAACTTATCCCAGATACTTTCCTGGTTAAGTCGCCTGCTAGTCCAATATACGCCGTCAAGGGTCGCCAGTAGAGTATCTAGCGAAGCGATATCGCTCATAGCAGCGATATCATTTGCGTTACCAGTCGACAGGCCGCCTGTATTTGGATTCCAGCGGTTATCGGTAGTCGTTTCCATGCCCTGAGTCGTATACATCGTGACATTCGGCATTACATTCCACCTCCTCCCGGCATACTAGGCGGTGCGCCGCCACCCATACTTGGGTCTTGTGGCGGTGGCCCACCCATACTTGGGTCCTGCGGGCCGGTTTGCATTTCTGGCGTCATTCCCATTGCTTCTTGCGGCATACCCTGCTGAGCCATAGCAAACATAGGATTCTGCTGACTCATCATCTGATACGATTCGTGGATCGTAATATGCCGATCAAACTGATCCTGGACCATTGGCGAGAGCAATTCAAACGCCTGGGTCTTACGGAAATTGTTGTGAGTAGTAACATGAACCGCGTGGTTATCCCACTTGTTCACCTTTACTACTGGAGGATACGTCGAAAGATTCGCTGCGTCAACAGTCGGAATACCGCGCTGAGGGTCTACCGTACCAGGAGCACCCTGCAAAGCCTTCTTCATCATACCCTGGTTGAATTGCAGGATCATATCCTCGGTAAGTTGCTTCATCTTCAAATTCTCCCGCTGAGCCGCGCGCATATCAATACGCATCCGGTCTACGAGAGTTTGGACCCCACCAATTTCCATCATATCCAACATCTGCTGGGGAGAAATTGCACCCATACGGGCGAGGTCCATAAGAAAAGCCTGTCGGGCCGCTTTAGATTGTGGCAACGCGGAGCCAGGCTCAACGCGAACGTCCAGGCTGTTAGCAATATCCGAGCCCTTTAGCTGGAACGAGTCAAATGCCCTGTCGGTTCCAGTAACCCGGATGATTCGTGGGAGGTCCCAGTAATCTACTACAAGTGTGAGTGAGTGGCGAGCAATTTTCGCAACCATCTGCTCTTCTGAGGATATGGTCTGCGATAAAATCGCGTCATCCTTTTCCTGCAAGAAGGCAATAGCAGTCGCCGCAACAACACCCTGTCCCGGGGCCATGCCACGCGATACCTGATGTTGTCCACTGATATCCTCCATATCCGAAATGATGCGCTCAATTTCTTGTAGCACATAGTTCGGAATCGGTTGGATTTGCAGAGGCTCAGGTTTTCCGAGCCCAGGACGGTACGGAATAATTAAGCCTGGCTCAGAGGTGTACTTTGCGATATCGAAACTACCAATTGGGGCCATCAGCTGGGGCCGCGCCATTCGGTTTTTCGATTCGATAACTTGTGACCGGGTACGGTTGTATTCCCTCTGGAGAGAGTTAATATCCTCCAGAATACTTACACCGTAAGCTTTACCGGTCGGAATGTGCTTCGTCTGCGCGTATGGGTACTCCTCATGGGAATACCACATACCTTCATCGAAGTTGACGAGCTTATCACCACAAATGGTGACCAGAGCGCCGTCTTCAAACATCTTACAGCCGCCCGGTTTAACCCATGCTTCAATAATCAGCACAGAATCCGGAGAAGATGTATTATCTCCCGTACTTTGGAAGTAACTAGCCTCAAAAATCTCGGTCTTAGCTACTGCATTAGGTTCAAAATCCATCTTCCAGTACTGACGTGCCCATTCGACAGGCCGCGTGTATGCCTCAAAGATGTGGGTCTGATCTTCCAAATCCTCGCACAACAGATCAGGCATGAAGATATTATACGGTGTGACTGGCTTGATTTGAATATTTCCGACTGTCGGCATACCCAGGATATTCTTGAACAGGGTATCTTTCTTCTGAGAATCCCACCAGGTCTTAACGAAACCGTTTCCGGTAATACTAGTCCAGAAAGCAGTACGTTCCGCAGTCCACTGGAAATTCAGATGCTCGAACAGAAATTCCCAAACCGCTTCCGCTGATTGCGCAGCAAACAAATCGTCATCTTCCCCCGAAGCAGGAATAACAGTGACGCTTGGCTTTTGCGAGGTAAGCTTGGTAATTTCCGTCCGGATCATCGGCCGAATACGGTTGGTAACAGACCGCTCGCGGTGTCGCGCAGAAGGCGGTGTACCAATGCGGCCGGTAGTCTTGCCATCCTTGGAAAGATTTGTAATGAACTGGTTGCCACCATACATTTCCAGATTCACGTCCCACTGACGACGAATCCTCTGGCGATAATTCTTCATCTTCGTATATTCGCTCTGGACCCAAGATACAATTTCCTTCTTGGACTTTTCGGACAGCTTGTCTACTGTCCGCTTCTTTTTTCCAGACGGTAAAATACTGGGGTCGGACTGACTAATCGCCGTAGAGTTCGCTCCGGATTGCGGCGAATTCGCGTCCTTCGTCGCCGCTCCATTCATCGAGTATGGCGCCGTCACTATGTCCCCGTCCCCTTAATCTTTCAATTTCAGCCTCATCGCTAGGATCGTATTCTGTATCATAGCTCGGAACGCCAGGAGTTACAACAGAGACGGCCTGAAATGCCATAGGGTCTTTAGTCGACAGGAGGTTCGCCAAATGGGTCAAGGTACTCTGGAACTCTTTGTTTTGCTGGTTCAACAAGCTTAACAAACCCCGGTTTGCCTTGTAGCGCAGGCCTTCGATTAATACCAGTGGAATCAAAATCGACAGTAAAATCGTTGGCAACACGTACCAATCCATCTTCTAACTTCTTTCGTAGTCCTTCGTACGACCTGATAGTTTCAGACTGGCTTTGGTTCAGTGATACCTGCTCTTCGTAATCAATTCGAGACACGAAGTCCAACTCAGGAACGGTGCCCAGTTCGTTGATGCAAGAAATGCAAACGAGTACAGCGCCGTAGTATTCCATATCTCGACGAAAGTCGATGAAATCTCTGCGATCGAATCCACAAATCAAACAAGACCCAGGACTCGCCGCTTCACCTGCCCGGACAAACGTGAACGTATCACCCATTAGTAGTCATCGTCCCAATCATCAGTCACAGAGAATCCCTGTGAAGTCATCCATTCAGTACTCGTCGGCCCGAACGAACTTTCTGGACCTTTTGCTCTGGCAATAAACTCCCAGATAGTTCCGGCCTGTATGCCTCCGTTTCCAAGTGCTTCCATAATCGGATCAATTTGCGTCTCAGCCATCGCTCCCAGGTCTGGGAGGAATGTGAAGAAGTAGCGGGCCGAATCCGGAGCGTGGTCATCCTTCTTTTTGATCTTCTCTTGCCTATTATTAGAGTCTGCTAATTTAGCCGACTCATAGTATGCCCATTGTAGCTGGAGCATTTCTCTGGTCAGGTTAGGGCACCGTTCTCCATCAATTTGCCAGAATGGTTGCTTAGTATTCGGATTGATTTGTAGGTACTGCGTAACGCGGTTGACCCCCACAGAAACATCTCTTGGAACAGAATCCAGACTGAAATGGATCCCACAATCCGCATACTCTGAGGCTATACTTGTTCCGGTAACCGCTTGGCGCTGTTTCATAGCCGGGTCCCCAGTCCGCAAAAAGATATTGATACTGTTCTCGGATTCCCATTGGAGGATCATAGACGCCCATTCTTTTACGATCCTCTCGCTACCATACATCTCATTAAACGTGACGACAGTCAAGCCGTCAGGAGATACGGCGTGCCACAAATGGGCGGCAGGATTATTGTACCCATGATCTGTAGACTGATACACGAGCCAATCTTTAGGTGGCTTCCAGTTCCGAATTGTTGTATGAACTGTTTCCTCAAAATCGGGGTATACCAATCCACCCCTTGGAATGAAATTGCCGTGCTCTCGCTTCGACCGTTCATCAGCATTTAGGAATCCTAGAATCGCGGCCTTTTCAGCTTCCGACAGGTACGGATTATCTGCCATATCGACTTCAATGACATCGAAATTATCGACTGAACTCTTTTTCCACTTCTCGTACAGCTGGGAATAAATCCAAGTCATGCCCATGACAGGAGTCATGGTAATCCACCAGGACCCGCCTACGTCAACTAGACGAAGCAAATTCTCAATGAAGTAAGCACGCGGAGGTTCCTCATCGAAGTGAATGAAGTTTCGAGAGGTACCTGCGTGCTTTTCCAAGTCCTGGTCGTTAGATTTGAAATCCAACACAGAACCATTAGCTAATGTGAGCGTTCTTTCGAGATTGTGCCAAGAGTCTTCCCAGGACCCGTTGATAAGGTCACTAGGCACAATCCATCGTTTGAAGATTGGCAGTAGGATACCTTGAATCCCGTTAATGAAGTCAACGCCGATAATTCGTCCGTTGACGGGCAATTCGGGAGTCTTAAGATAAGGATGGCGTCCTGTAGCCCACCACAAATCCTCGACAACACCCCCGACAGATTTGCCTGATCGGTTTCCACCAATGTAGAGTCGTCCCTTTGCGTCGCTCTTGTGAAACGCACTCTGTTTTGAATGCGGAATGTAAGCGTGCATGTTAGGGGTTTTAGCCTGTTGGCTCAAGCTCTTTGCCAGAAATCCGATAATGTCCTTCTTGGACATACCGTCTCCGGAATCTCGCCGCCTACGAACTGGTGGCATTGGTCGCGCCTAGCGGAACCAAAGCATTCATAATCTGGTTCAAGATATCAGCTGTATTATTCGTACGTGACCCTGTAAAAGTCACACCTTCTAGAAGCTGCAAACCTCGCTGACCATCATGAGTATGGTTACCGAACGAGGCTTGATTTGAACCGTTACCCAAATCATGATGCTGCGATTCCACCCGAGTATTCAGATCAGAGTTGCGATGAAAGTCTGCGACAGCTCGCTTATCGGGTGAAGAGCCACCTGTCGTATTTACCTGACCGGCATTTGCTGGACTAGTCATTACCACACCGGCCTAATAAGCGTAAGTTCGACAGCGGAGGTAAGTACTAAAGACCCTCCACCGTTATTGTACCAGTACAGATTAATCAGGTCATTCACCTGCAATACCAAACGAGCAGACAAAGAACCAATAGTTGATGGAGAGTTCCATCCGGTATTTGTCAACTTATTATAGTTATAGTTAGCTTGCAGAACATTATTCTTAAAGAAACCTACATCTCGATCAGATGCACTAGTTGTTGGATACGTTGGTATTTGCCAATGGTTATGAATCTTCAAATCATACAGCGCTTTGACCTTGATGCGAATACCGGATGTAGCATCTTTCCAGTCCACAACTTTTGCGTTAACATTCCACGCATCATCTGTCGTAGGCCAGCCCGATGCATTTGCTGTACCGTTTCCAAATGTTCCAGTAAGCTGCGCCCGGTACTGCATCGGATAGTTGATATACTTCTTATCAAATGCCGAGCCATTCCACAGATACCGAATAGAGATTCCGGTGTCCTTTTCGACTACGACAGCGCCGTCGAATAGCATGTTTTCATCAATAGGTGCATCAGTCGACAGTCGATAAATAAGACCAGATACGTAGTCGGCTCGATCCCAATTAGCGTGCTGCACACCGATTTGTCCGGCAGCGTCCAACGTATACTTCACACGAGGAGTTAGTGTAGCCATATCACACCCACACTGGAGAAATCATCGTGACAAACAACCTGACATTCAACGAAACGTTAAGTGTACCGCCAAATGGATTGGCATCCCAGGTAAGCAAATCTCCCGAACTGAAGTACTGATTCGCTGACCACATACACTGTGTGGTACCGATACCGCTTGTACCCTCAATCATCTCCGTGCCATAATTAACAGCGCCGTTAACTCGTAGGTAACTGTTGAGGGTCCGGCCACCTAGTGCTGGTATGCCCAGACGATAGTGTACCGAGTAGATTCCATTGATTGGAATCTTTACTTTCCCACCCACCAAATCCGCTGCACTAGAATTGACCTGGTTATCCGGCAGGATTGTGCTGAACGTTTGATCCGTCAAACCTACAGTAAACGGATTAACTACCCGTTCTACGCTAATACCCCACGGATATGAAATGTAGGACTTTAGCCATTGAGGAGGACTGGCTGGATTTGCGACAGCCATCCAGAGTTTTCCGCTAGTTCGTTCTGCAACGAGACAACCTTCGTATAAATCAGAGTCAGCCGGAGTTACTCCGTCAGCGACCTGCAACGAATCTGCGTACAGATCAAGAATCGGCCAATTGTACTCGAACTGGTCGATTAGTTCATCGTCAGATTCTTTCCGAAGCTTCAATCTCGGAGTATATTCTATAGCCATCTATCCTCCGACAGGGCGAACTAGTGCCAGCATGATCCTATGGGTATTCGGCAAGGCGACTGTTGAGTTTTGCCAAATCGCAGCACAAACCGTATCCCCTGCATTAAACAGCCGATTAATGCGTACACAGGTGGTGCATACGTTATTTACCTGAGTTGGCACTACCG